ATTGCCAGCTTCGTCCACCACATCCACGGTATCAAACAACAGAACCTCGTTTTCGGACGTAACCACCTTTGAAACCTGCACCGGCTTGCCGTTGATGATTTGGATTTCTGTCTCTGTCTTCTCTACAGTCTCAAGCGTGAAGTCCTGTTCTTCGTATTCCTCCACGCCATCAGGAATGTCAGTTTTTAGCGTGAACGGCTTAACCGATACAGCTTTCTTAAATACCTTCTGTACGTCCTGGGCTATCCAGCCAAGGTTGTGTTTATCATTAATCTGATCGTCGGTATAAACGCCTGGGGCAAACCCAAAATATTTAAGCGGGACTGACTTAACAATTTCGTAGCAGCGATCAAGGTTTGCAGGGACAATGTCGGACTTAATGCGCTCATCGGAAACAACCGTCCAAAGCCCTCCAGCCCCAGGCTTTCCTGCGGAGTCACTGCCAAGTTCAAGTTGATAAGCTGGCGCTGCCACACCCATGCCGACAAGGGCGGTGGCAAAGTAAACCCTAGACGCCCCAAACTCCATTCCCTTAGTGGCGCTGTTGGCAGAGTTTACAGAATATATGCGAACGCCATCTGCTAGCGTATTGTGGCCGCGAACAAGAAAACAGTCGTCAGCGGCTGCTTGTACGTTAAACAGGCCTGTAGGTGAACCCGTCCCAATGCCGACGTTTCCTGATTGATCAATTATCATACGTTGAGTAAGAGTTGTGCCGCCATTAGGCACTGTAAATAAATCTATCGCACATCCTCTTGCCGTGTCGGTAAAGTTTTCAGTTGCAATAAACCTTACTTGAGCGCTTGCACCAGTAGCGTAGCCTGTTGCTCCGTATCCAGAGGAACTTAAAAATCCAAAAACATCTCCACTAAGTATTGCTGTAGGGGAAGCTGCTGTGCCGTTTGCTCTACGAAAAGTAATATTATTTGATGCTGCAAATGCTTCCATCCAAATTCTATTATTTGTTCCATCAACTCCACTTACCTGTAATGCAGTGCCAGCAAAGCTAATCGCGGGTGGAGCGGCGGCATTGTTTGATATAGAAAGTTTTACTAACGGACTTGTAGTTCCAATGCCCACAAATCCCGCAGTGGTGATACGCATCCGCTCAGACTGAGAACCGGTTTGGAACGCCATAAAATCCGATGAACCAACACCAGAAGTGGATTGCAGCGTAAGGCTGGACGAAACCGCCGTGCCGCCAATATGCAGAGGCGCGGTGATGTTGGTTGTAAACGTCGGGGTGGTACCGAATACAAGCGCACCAGAGCCGGTTTCATCGGTAACAGCAGAGGCAAGGTTGGCGCTGGATGGTGTCCCAAGGAAGGTGGCAACGCCTGTTCCAAGGGATGTTATACCTGTGCCACCATTGGCAGCAGCTAGTGTACCGCCCAGGGTCAACGTGCCAGTGGTTGTAATTGGCCCGCCAGTTAGCGTCAGCCCTGTCGTGCCGCCTGAGCCGCTTACCGAAGTGACGCTGCCGCTGCCTTTATTATTAAAGGTCGTCCAATCGGTGCTGGTAAGGTAGCCGTTAACAGAGGTCGTAGCTGCGGCCATGCTAATAGCCGGCGTGGTTCCACCGCTTGAAACGACAGGTGCGGTGCCGGTTACAGAAGTGACCGTACCACTGCCCTTATTGTTAAACGTCGTCCAATCAGCAGATGACAACGCGCCACGATTGCTGGCAGAGGCTGTGGGAACGTTGAGCGTAATAACCGGCGTTGTTGTGCCAGTAGCTACCGTAGATGATAAATCTGTGCCGGTTGTACCAAGCGTTATGGCCGCAACGCTTGTGACGGTGCCAGAACCCTTGTTATTGAACGTTGTCCAGTCAGTGCTGGTTAGATAGCCGTTCACGGAAGTCGTGGCAGCAGCCATGCTGATGACGGGTGTCGTGCCGCCCGTAGATACAACCGGCGCAGTTGCGGTTACAGAAGTGACGGTTCCGCTGCCTTTGTTGTTAAAAGTAGTCCAATCAGTTGACGATAATGCACCGCGATTGGTGGCTGAAGCGGTTGGCACGTTTAGCGTGATAACCGGCGTCGTAGTGCCGTTAACAACCGTAGACGTTAAATCCGTGCCGCTAGTGCCAAGTGTGAGCGCGGCAACGCTTGTAACCGTTCCAGAACCGTCACCAGTGGCCGTTATTGTTCCGGCTGAGTATGTAAGCCCGCTACCCACAGTGACGCTCTGTGAGGCTCCTGTGGCGTCAAAACCCATAAGGGTGTTGATAGTGCCGGTAAAGGTGTGTTCCGCGTTCCAATTAGACGGGCGAACGACGCTTGCATCCGATCCATCTGGGATGGCGGATACAAATGTGTGCGTAAGCGAAACGGCCATTAGAAGTCCCTATTGAACGATTTCAACGCCAACTGCACGCCCGTCAGGTCCGCGAACAATACGCTTAGGCGCTGTGGCGGCTCTAGAAGCTTCTTCAACCCTGCGCGTTATATCAGCAGCGTTTTGAATGGAATAATCGTGCATTGCCGCGACGTTATTGTGCATATCCGCCAGCATATTAGCGTGGCGTTCAACCTGACCCGTCAGGTCTTGGATAATCCCGTCTTTAGCAGCGGCTTGAGCGTCAATGACAGAAACATCAAGGCCAGGGTTAGCTGCAATGCGCGCCACCATGATCTTCGTGGAGGCATCAAGCATTGCGTTCCACTTATCAAATTCCTCCCTTGAAGCGTTCTCTTGCATTTTAAGGGTGACTTCATGCTTTTGGCGCTGGTCTTCCAACTTAAATTCAAGTTCAGCCTTCATTTGCGCGATCTGAATGTCCGCTTGGGCGCGGCCTTGTTGGATTTGCGTATCAGTCTGCGCCTTAAGCTGGGCGGCTTGCTGCTCAGATTGCATCTTGAGCATTTCAGGTGTGGGTTGCGGATTAGCGTCGTTTTCAGCAGACTTCTGCGTCAGCTTCTGAAGCGCAACGTCAATCGTACCTTCAATGGTGCGGGCTTGTTTAAAGCCGGCAACGGCAAACTTAATCATTTCCAACAGCATTGGAGCCAGTTCCGGTGTGGATTGGCCGGCTGTTACGGCTTCACGCAGGAAGTTGGAGAAGGCATTAAGGAACTCAACGCGATCCTGTTTGGCTTGATTTTCATCAAGTTGAACCAAGCTATCGGCATCGACTTCAATGCGGAAATTGCGAAGCGGGGTGTTAGCAATGAGTTGTAACGCTTGCGGGATTAATTGCTGATCATCAACACTCATTTGCCCAGCAGCGGCATAGGCCAATAGCGTCTTGGGTTGGAACTTGGTGCAGATGATTTGCGCTTTTAGGCGTAGCAGTTCCGTAGCAAACATTGACACGGATTCTTGCATAGCCCGCAAACGAAGACCGGCATACTGGCCTTTAATCTGCTGTGCAGTAGCAGTTTCAGACGCAGCGCCTTGGCCGCGGATAATGTCCGAAATGCCCGTAATCTCGTAGATCTGACCTTTGATCTGCGCTTGCGCCTGGTAGCATTGCAGCAAGGCGTTAGCGAGCGTGTCGATGGGCAAAAGGTCAATACTGCCTCTCAAGCCGCCCTTTTCGCTAAAGGCCATCCACTTATCAATGGGGATAAGCGTATTGTTGTCGCCTTCTGTTAGAAGACGCTGCAGCGCCGGCTGGGAAGCATCGTAAACGCCGCGAACGCGCAGGGACTTAACTAGGCCGTCAATGCGGTCAGTCAAAATGTCCAGTTCGTTAGCCTGGTCCTGATAAAGCGTGAAATCAGGGATTGGAACCAAGCTATCGGTTGTCGTCGTAGAATAAAGCGGCTTGGGACACGGGAAGAAGCCTTCCAGTTCTAGCGGATCATAGCGCTCATCAAGCAATTCAGGAAAAGACTCATGCAGCCAATAAACGCTGCCCGATTCCTTGTCCCAAAGCTCGCAAATCTTGGCACGATCGTTAATTTTGTAACTGCTGCCACTGCCGTACTTCTGTGCGCTGTCAGGGCTGCTATCGGTCGGAATCTTTTTAGCAAGCTTGGGGCCAAAGCGTTCAATCAACGCAGCGCGGGTCATGTAAACCCAGCGCCAAACGCAGGTTACTTCTTCCCAGGTGCGCGCTGACGAATGCCCGAAATCCTTCCAATGCACATAATCAGTCGGAGCGCATTCGTATTCAATTTCTTCCGGCTCCTCTTCATCGCCGGCAGTCATGTCGGTAGGATTGTTGTCTTCGTAGCTCTGAATGTCTTCCGTGACCTGGAATCCGTTTTCAGGAACGTCTTGCTTCTTAATGTGCGGATCGTAACGAACCCAGGCAACGCCACGACCACCCAAGAACCTGTCTTCGACGGAGTTCTTCATCGAGGCGCGGAAATCAGGGTAATGCTCAATTTCGTAATCGAGCGCCCGTTCGATCAAAAGCGAAGCTACTCGGCCAACGGGGTCATTGTCGCTAAAACGCCTAGATACGCTAGCTTTAGGCATCTTGGCATAAACGGCAGGAACCAGAGTCTGTACGTTTGACCAAAGAATGTTGAACTTAGCCGCTTCATTGCCAAGCGAAGCCTGGCGCTCATCGTCGCGGTAACGACGAATGATCTTCTTGGTGCGGCCTTCCCACTTTTTAAACTCGTTGTCATACGCATGAATGACGTTGAGCCATTTTTCCACAGACGGGGTTACAATTTCCATTGGCTGTGTCCGTTAACTATTTATTGCGATTGGAAATCGCAGCCGCTTTAGATTTTGCGTCTTGCTTACTTGATGCGCCCCACGCCCTTAGCGCTAATGCTAACCGAGTGGGTTTTCCGTCTTTTTCCATTGGCCCAGGCATACCGCCCATACGAGCAAGAAAGGATGCACGACGAGGATTGTCGCCGGCCTTGACCGGAGCCTTTAGAGTGCCGCCTGTTTCAGCTTTGTAGGAAGCGCGCCCTTTTGCGTTCAAACCGCCTTTGGGGTTCTTGCCTTCTTTGCGTGTCCAGGCCGCAGTCATTCTTAATCAGCCTTCTTTGCAGTCTTTGCAGATTCCTTAAAAGCTTTTGCAGTCGGAGCGCCTTCAGACCCAGGCTTACGCATACGTTCGCCAGAACCGCTTTTGATACGCTCCTGCTTTGCCAAGATATTAGCATAAAGACCTGGCTTATTCATGCTGAGAAGACTCCAACGGCAATAACCGTACAGCCGGCACCCGTGGTCACTTTCCACGCCCCACTTGCTGACACTGCGTTAACTTCAACACTTAAAACGCCAATTGGAACGCCAGCTGCACCCGTTTGAATTACAATTGAAGTTGATCCGTCCAAAATCGTTACGCTAGACGTTGCAGCGGTTACGCCATTGATAATTAACCTGTGAAGGTAATCACCAACAGCCCCAGTTCCACCTAGAACTTGAGCAGTTTGGCTAGCCGCAACGGTTTCGTACTGATAGCGATAGGGGTCATTTACGCCGCTCATATCCTGGTCCTTCTTGTCTTGCGCTGCCCCGCCCACATGTCGTTAAGCGTTGCCGTGTTACCAGGCCCAACGATAAGCGGCCTCTCTGCTGCATTCATACGCTTAGAAGGTTCGTCACGCCAAGCAATTGCGAGCATACGCATCGCATCTGATCCGTGGCTAGTCCAATCATGCTTGGGAGAAGACCTAAAAGACTTCTTATCCTCGTCCCATTCACGCTGGTACTGCCGAAGCGCCTCAATACCCTCTAAACACTTTTCCTCATCAAAATAGCAACGCGGAAGCGTCATTCTTACGGCTTGAATTCCATCCTGAACACTTAAATCAGGCACAATAGCTAAATTAGAAAGCCCTAAAAACTCTCCAAGCTGCTCAATAATAGACTTTCCTTGTGCCGCAAGCGTTTTAGCCCGCGCATCGTGCGGTAGATGGTGCTTTGAATAGTGATACGGCTTCTTTAGCACCACTTTTGCGATCTCTGGGATGCTAGCGCCCGAAACAGAGTGATAATCAATAATGTGGATCTCACCCTTGACCACCTGATACCACCAAATCGCAGTATCATCGCGGTAGCCCAAGTCCCACGCCGTATAGGTGCTTAAGCTAGGGTCATACTTGACCTCAGTAATGCGGCCATCGTCCGCAGCATGACGCATCTCAACGCCATAAAACGCCCCAATGATAGCCGCTTCGAAGTTAGTCTCGTATTCCTGCATAAACTGGTCTTCGGAAATCTGCGCCTTAACCGCATCAATTTCACTCTGCGGCAAAATACCGCTGTCAGACGCCCTAAGCCGCAGACTAAACCATTCCTCTGGATTCATCCTGGACGTTTGGTAAACATCCCAGAACTGGTTCTTGCCTTTGGGCGTCCCCATGAAAACCGCCCAGCCCTGCTTGTCAGAAAGCGCCGGCCTGATGATCGAACCCCAAACACTAGGCTTAAAGTCGCCAAACTCATCCAGCAAAACGCCATCAAAGCCAAGCCCACGCATAGCATCAGCGTTATCAGCCCCGAAAAGACGGATCTTCGCACCGTTAACCAACGTAATCTCAAGTTCCTGCTCATTCGCCGCTTCAGAGATCGGAGCCGCATACTGCTTCAAATACCCCCAAGCCACGCTCTTGGCCTGACTCCTATACGGCGCAATATAGCCAAACAGCGGGTTGCGGCTCTTACACATAACCGCAGCGCGAATAAGGTCGTTAATTGCAGAGACAGTCTTACCAGCCCGACGATGCGCCACCAGACAAGCCCAGCGCTGTTTGCGCTGATGGAATGCTTTGAACGCCTCTCGAGGCGAATAGTCTATTACGACTTCTCGTCTTGCCACTGAATCACCAGTTCGACCGGACCCTCGTCCTTGCCCGTAACCTCAGTCCTAGACAGCTTCGGTACATGATATTCAATCAAGTCCGAAAAGCAGGCAAACGCAGCCTTAGGGCCGTCACGCTCGTAAACCTCGTCAAGCCACATCTGCAGCCGCTGACTGTTGCCGTCAACAAAGCTGGCAATCATCTCCCTAGCAGCCTTAGAGCTTTTGTCCTTTGACCCTACCTTGCGGCCCTGGCCTTGGTACTTAAGCGGAACTTTAGCGTGTGGGTTAGCCATCGGCACGCACTCCTTAGATTAGGAGATGATTTACGGCGACGTTGGCAGTGTTGTCAATGTTACGTTTTACGAACAAACCGTTTTGGGGGTCCCAGATATGGGAGGGGCCTATACATATATTCACACCCCCCCCGTCGGGATTGATGGGGGGCCGGCCTCCGCCCCGGCAGACCGACCCCTGCCCCTGCCCGCCTAGCCCTGCCCGATCGCGTGGCCACAGCTGGGCGCAGATGGTCCGATCGATAGCCGCCGATCGGTGCGGCAATGGCAGCGCGAGATGGCTGTATCCCAGCGCATACCATGACACGATGCAGCCGTGAACAAAACGTGATCAATGAACGTGTCACACTATAGTAATGACTGCATATGGTAGCCGCATGGCAGCAAAAGGCTGCAAAAGAACGTGAAATTCGGACACTGCCTTTTACAGCCATGGGTATACTTACCCATGGCATGGCAGCATTTGGCACGGCACTAAACGGCAGGGTTAAGAGGCTGAGCCTGGCCTGGTCTGAGCGGCCTGGATGGTCGACGCCACGTGTGGCCGGGCGCAGAGATAGTCCAATTTATTGACTAAATAAAATCCACCCCCATGCATTATTCGGTTTACACAACATCACACCTCTGCTCTAACCAATTTACCGGC